TAATATATTTATTTACTAATTCTTTACTTCTACTTTTTTCTAAATGTTTATGTTCTGATTTATCATAACTTGGATCCTCTAATATAGATATACTTTTATCAATAGTAAATGCTACATTATTTAATATATCTAAAGAATCCATATCTAAATCAAATATACTTCCTTTCCAAAATCTCTTATGAATTAGATCTCTTTTAGAATATTCTATCTCTTCTGGATCTAATTCTGGTTCAATAGATTTTTCCTCTAATTCTTCTTCGAAATAATGTTGAGGGATTATTACTATTGATGGAGTACCTTCAGGAGTATATCCTACTCTATAATTTATTAATGTTTTAGGTAGCATTTCAAGAAATCTAATTCCTTGATAAGCTACTTCTAGATCATTAGGTAGATTTATTTTAAAATCTTTACACAATTTTTTACCTATTAAAGCTGCTATATATTGTAAACTCCAACTCTCTTGTGTAAATATTAATTTTTTAAAATACTTTTCTAATAAATCTTTCTTATCACTAAAGTCATAGCCTATCTTATTTAATCGATAAGATAACAATTTAAATGTTGACTCTTTCATCCTATTTCCTTTAAATTTAAAATAAATAAGAAGATTTCTCTTCTTATTCTTTTTATTCTTTAACATTTGGTATACAAGATAATTCTTCTAAAATATTAATTCTTTCTTTATTAATTAATCTTTGAAATCCTACACAAGTGTCTATTGCTTGTGATACTCCTATATCATTAATTTCTATTGATACTACACAACTGTCTTCTCTATTTTTAATATCTATTACTTTAATATTTTGTAAATGTTTTAATTTTAAATATTTAGTAACTGTTATTAAACTTCCACCATACCAAGTGAATCCTGTTAATTGTAATTTATTATTTAATTTAACAATATTAATACCTTCAATTTTTATATCTTTTTTAAGATTAACTTTTAACATTTTTTATCCTTTTTTTAATTTAGAATAGTTTTAAGACATATTCAGGTCTATAACTTAAACTAATATCATTTTTTTATCTTGTGGAGCTTTACTCCATTCATCAATACTAACTATATTTTTACCACCTTGAATAATTAATTCTGGATGACTTCCTTTTGGGAATGAATAGTAATACCCTGCATATTTTACCCTTGTCATTGTAAATCCTTTTAGTTTAATTTAGAATAGTTTATAGACATATTCGGGTCTATTAATTTACTACTACATAAATAATACCAAAGAGGAACCAAAGAGAAAAAGATAAAACAACAACAAACAAAAGAACAACAATAAAAGACTATATAACAAAAATTATAAGGTTATAGTAGTTTTACCTATCTTGAATGACTTTGTTTAAATATGAGCATTTATGAGCCATTTATGTAGGTATTTAAAGTAGTTATATAAGATAGATAAATAAAGTATTGAATTAATTCACTTACCTATCTTGTATATGTGATAAAAAAGAAGAAGAGTTAATACTCTTCTGGTTGTTTAGATTTTTGTTTATTTTTAGGAGTTAATCCTAACACATTAATACCTTTTGGTTTATATTCTTCAAAACTATAATCTGACCCATTAGCAAAGTAGTTTAATCTATCTATAACATCTTCTGGATCATAACCATCGGCTACATTTCCATTTACATATAGAATACCTATATTTATACCACTTAATTGCACTAAAACTTTTAATCTGTCTTTGTTGTTCATCTTGTCTCCTTTTTGTGTAATTTAATTTTCATATATAATAATAGAGAATGTCCTATCTTTAAGTGATGTGAAGTGAGTGCTTTACAAAGTAAAGAATAAAGAACAACTACTGTTGTTCTCCTTCTTCTGTTGGTTGTTCAATAGATTTTAATGCACTTAACACTTTTGTAATAAATAATACACTTAAATCTATAATTTTACTAATAGCTGTTTCATAATATCCACCAAATATACTAATAAATACTACAAACAATAATGAACCTAAAGCTACTTCTACCATAATATACTCCTTAATTTTAATTTTCATAGATAATACTAAAGTAGTACCTACTTAATGCCAGGGGGGGATAACTTCGTCAGAAGTTGATCCAGAGTAGTTTACTACGCTCATACTAAAAAATTGAATTTTTTCTTGGACTTTTGAATGATATTTACAAATACACTTGACAAATTTAAAAATATTGATATAATTTCAAGAAATTTCCTTGAAAGAAATTCTTTCAGAGAAAGTTTCTTAGAAATTATATCACTTTCTTTATATAAATCCCTTAAATAAGGTGTTTTGTTACAACACTTCTTAATTAGTTTGCTTTTCTGGTTCAATTTAAGTATAATTTTACTGCTTCTAAGTTATTCATTGAAGTATGTTATTCTTTGGTTTGTTTTATTTTTATGGATTACATATGGTATAATTATCATATGTGATCTTAAACCAAAGGATAATATATGTTAAGTGAAGAACAACTACAAGAATATAAAATATTTAAAAAACAATTACCTCCAAATAAAAGAAAACAATTAACTGAAGAATTGTATGAGAAGTTACTTGCTACTGTTAAAGACGATAAGTTTGATTTTACTGAAGAAATGATTACTTATGCTAAAGTATTAGAGAATGGTAGATGGAATTTAGAGAAATATGTTAATGCTGTTAAGTATGTGTCTTTGAAGAATATGGGATTTACTAATCATGATGCTTATAGTATAGTGTTTAAAGATAAAGTAAATAAATGGTTAAAAGAAGGTGTACCTATAGCTGATCAACATAAGTATATTAGTGCTTATAATAAGGGTGATTTGATTATAGCTATTACTGAAAGGACTTTAATTCCTGCACATGTTATGAACCAGGATAAAGTACAGATGGCTATAAATGAATTGAGTAATTTAGTTATGACTGCTAAAAGTGAGATGGTTAGAATGAAAGCAGCAGAAGCTTTAATTAGAGAGCTTAAATTACCTGAAAATAACAAAGTAGAATTAGAAGTTAGTATGAAACCAAGTAAAGAATTAGAGGATTTAAAGAACACTATGAGACAATTTGCAAGTAAACAGTTAGAAGCTATTAATACAGGAGCTGTAAATGCTAAAGATGTCGCAGAAATGAAAATTATAGAAGCTGAAATAGAGGAATGATTATGGATAATACAAGAGACGCAAGGATAGAATTATATTATAAAGATGGATCAGTTAAAGTTATTAAATTTGATGAACCTATGTTTCAATGGCATAGATATATGATGTTACAAAGAAAAAGACCTATAGGTTTAAATGTATTTGTAAATGAACATTTATGTCGTTATAGTAAATTTATTATGGAATATATAATAAATTATAGAAAACATATTGTAATGTCAATATACCCTAAAACAATATATCAGGAGAAAGTTAATGAGTATTTACTTAGATTAGAACAAGAAATAAAGGACAAATGTTATGGTGAAGACTAAAACATTAGAAGATTATTTAAATGAAGCTGAGTATAAGTTTGATGGATATACTCCTTCTCCTGAGGCTATAGAGTTTGTTAATTTTATTAAGATGGTTAATGGAGGAGCAGAAGAAAATAAAACTCCTGTAGTACATTTTAAAGTATTAGATAATGTATTTAGTAGAAAGAAAAGACATGCTATTGTGTGTCATAGGGGATTTGCTAAAACTACTCTAATTGCAGAGTATATGTTTATGTATATTGCTGTATTTGGAGAGATGCCTGGTTTTGGAGAAGTAAGTCTAGCTTTATATGTAGCAGATAGTGCTGAAGGTGGGGCTAAGAACTTAAGAAAGAATATAGAGTCAAGATATGAGAATAGTGATTTTATGAAAGAGTGGGTACCTAAGATTAGATTTACAGATAATAGATTAGAGTTTGTTAATAAATCAGGTAAAAAGTTTGTAGTTAAGATGTATGGTGCTAAAACTAATATAAGGGGTACTAAAGAAATGGGTATTAGACCTCAATTAGTAGTAATGGATGATTTACTTTCAGATCAAGATGCTAAATCTCCCACTGAATTAGAGAATGTTAAGAATAATGTTCATAATGCTATAGGTAAAGCTATGCACCCTACAAGGAGTAAAACTATTTATATTGGTACTCCATTTAATAAGAATGATCCATTAGTTGAGGTAGTAGAATCTGGTACTTGGGATGTAAGTGTTTATCCTATTGCAACTAAATTCCCTTGTAGACCAGAAGAGTTTATAGGTAGCTGGGAAGATAGATTTCCTTATGAATATGTTAAAGATGAGTATGAGTCTGCTAAAGCAGTAGGTAGGATACATTCATTTAACCAGGAATTAATGCTTAGAATTTTAAGTAAAGAAGATATGTTAATCCAACCAGATGATATTGTCTGGTTCAGTAGAAAAGAAGTCTTTAAGAACAAAAGTAATTATAACTTCTATATTACTACTGACTTTGCTACAAGTGAAAAGAGAAGTGCTGATTACAGTGTTGTAGGTGTATGGGCTGTCAATACAGAAGGGCAATTCTTATTAGTTGATGGTAAATTAGCTAGACAGCAAATGGATGAAAATATAAATGATTTATTTAGATTTATTTCTATGTATAAACCACTTGGAGTAGGCGTGGAAGTAACAGGACAACAAGGAGGATTTATATCTTGGATCCAGCAAGAAATGATTAAAAGGAATATATTCTTTAATTTGCTATCAGAACCAGGTGCTTCTAAACCAGGTATTAGACCAAGTACTAATAAATTTAGTAGATTTAAGTTAGTAGAACCTTTATTTAAAGCTAAAAGAATATGGTTTGCTTCTGAGTTAGAAGGCAGTACTTTTATGGATGAAGGGTTATCTGAAATATTTAATGTATCAGCTGATGGGTTTAAATCTAAACATGATGACTTTTTAGATATAATTTCTATGTTGATTACTTTTGAGCCTATATTACCAAGTGCACCTGTGGAATATAAATATAATGAGAAGACTGATGAATTTGAAGAAGTGTCGTATTATGAAGAAGAAGATGATGGATATAATCCATATGATATATAAGGATACATAAATGTTAGATAATAATAATATAATAAAAGTGTTAAGGAATTTATTTAATAACATTAAAAAAGATGATGATGAATTGCTTACATTAGCTAATGAAATACTAATAGATATTCAAATACAAGCAAATCCTTTTAAAAGAATTATCACATTTGATCTATTAGATGAAAAAAGGGATCCAGTCACTAATGAAATTATTAGGGAAAAAAAGTATGATTATAATTTAAAAACTATTTTAGAACAAGGAGTGTCTACAGGTATTACTAATACTATTACTTTTTCTGGTTCAAATCAATTTAATACTGATATAGAAGCTGGAGAATTTGTTTTACCTGATCAAAATAAACAAGTTAGAAATACTAAAATAAAAGCTTTAAATGTATTAGAGTGTCTTAATATCGATTTTGGAGAATTACCTAATAAAACTATAGAAGGTGATTGGTTAAAACTTAATGAAGGATTTGATTTTAAGACTTATAATAAAGCATTAGTTTATGGTTCAGTTATTTACTATGATATTAGTGAGTTATCTGATCTAAATTATATGAGGATAAAGAATGCTTTATATTGGGGAGTATTAGATAGATTACATACTTCTGTGAGTAATGTTAATGCTTTTCAGATGGAAAATTTATATTATCAAAGATTTTATACTGCTATACAAGAATTGATTAAGAATAATGGTGGTTTAAATTCTGTTGAAGAATATAATAATAATATAATTAATTTTGTGTAAAAGGATAAAAGATGGGATTATATGGAAGTGATAATTCTCAAAAGTTTATAGATGACTTCTTAAATATATATTTACAAAATTTTAAGAAAGAACTAGATGAGAGAATTAAACAAATAAAAGATAATAAAGTTGTTGAAGCTGTTGATAATTTAGATACTTATAAAGCAATAGCAGATGATTTAGAAAATATTAATGAAGTTAAAGAGGATTTACCTAATATAAATATATTAGCAGATTCTTCTACAGAAATAAATTTTATAGGTAAAGTTTATCTTGGTTCACATTATACTGATCCAGTAACCAGAAATGATGGTAGTGATTTAGAGGTAGGGGATGTTTATTTTTCTACACTTTTAAAAAAATTAAAAGTATGGAATGGAGATAAATGGAATAGTGAAGTTACTACAGTTGAAATGGTAATGAATACCGAATATTTTATAGCTGACGGTAAAACTAAAGAATTTACCTTAAAACAGAAATATGATTTTCCTAATATACAAGTATCAGTAAACGGTTCTACTATATTCCCTAAACCTTATGGTTCTTGTGATATGTCTAATGGAGAGTCAATTATATTTGATTCATTTTTACCTTCTGGTTCAATGATACAAGTTAATACTTGGAATACTTTTTCTGTAGCTGATACTTATACTAAAAATGATATAAATACTATGAATAAACTTTATAGTAATAATACAGTTACAATAGATAAAGATTATAAAGCTAATAATGGAGAAACTGTATGGGTTGATAGTAGAGGTAGAAATATTAGAGTTGAATTACCTAATGAACCAGTAGAAGATACTTTTATAAAAATAATCGATTTATATAAAGTATTTGATAAAAGTCCTACTATAGTGTTTAGTAATAATCATAAAATAGATGGTTATATGGATGAAGTTATTATAAATACTTCAGGTAGATATGAAATCATATTTAAAGCTGGAGAATGGAGGATAGTAAGATGAGAGACGTTAATGCAGTATGTAATGATAATGCTAAAACTAATATAGCACAGACTATATTTACTGACACACCACATTATAACACAGAAAATATTACTAAAATAGATGGATTCGAAGTAGACATTGATATTAAAAAAGAAATAACTAATGTCCGAGTTTCTGTAAATATAGGTAGAGTTGGGCATTATGATGGAGATGATAGAAGAGTTACTTGTTTTTATATATATAGAGATGGAAAACAAATAAAAGATATACTAGGTTCAAATTCTACAGATGTAAGAAATGCTACTTTTTGCACATCTACTATTGGTAATGATGAAAGTGATAATAGTGCTTCATTTGAATTTATTGATAAAAATGTAACTAAAGGGAAACATACTTATGATGTTAGATTAGTTGCTCAGGATGATGTTTATATAAATAGAGGAAAATATGATAATAACAATGCATATGCGAGATGGTGCGCAAGTACTATTATAGTAGAAGAATTATAAGGAGAATAAATGGATAATACACTTAATTTAGCAACAATGGCTGTAGATGAAAACATAGTTAAAGTAGTAGCTTCTGGATCAGATAAATATACTGATATTAGTGCTACTACATTATGGGATAGAACTTTACAAGATGTATTTAATAATACATTTACCCTCAACCAAGAAATCCCTGCAAATTTAAAACAAGAAAACTATTATGCAGATACTGCTGAATTAATTTCTTGGTATGGCTTTGAAGAGAATTTTAAAGACTTTATGGAAAATAAAGAACCAGAAGTAGAAAGTGGAGAAAATATAATATTTACTAATGGTATTATAAATGGAAGTGCTATTAAATTTAATGGTAAAACTAATTCTAAAATTAGATTTACTTATGATGAATATAAAGAAGTATTTCAAGATAATTTTAGTGTAGCATTCTTTATTATTTCTGGTTCAGATAATAATGATGATGTTAGAAGAAGAATTGTAGAATATGCTCATGATAGTAAAACATTTAGTTTAATTATTGGAGATGATAATGATAATCATAATCTAATTTTTAAAACAGGTGATGGAGATAATGTTTATGAAGTAAATACAGGAGTAAATATAAATGATACATTTAGACATCATTTAATAATAGAATTTAAAAAAGGTACATGGAGAATTACCTTAGATAATGTGCCTATTTCTACGGGTTACTATGAACATTATAGAGAGAATACTTATTTAGATATTTTCCTTGCAGGAACTGGTTCAAATGAAGTAGATGTAGGGTTCATAGGACAAATAGATGATTTCAGAATATTTAGAAATACATTTAAAAGAACTATTGATAGAAATAAGTTATTTACTTATAGACCTATTAGCCTTAATAAGAATAAATTAAATAGACATATTGATGGAGTGTGTTTAGAATTTAATAGAAGTACTACTGCAAGTACAGCAGGTTATGATGCTATCTGGTTCAATGAGATGTTTGCAGAATATAAAAAGAATTTAAATAATATGAAATTTAGTGCTGTTACTTATTCTGATCATGCTACTGCTATTACATTTCCCCATATATTAGGGTTAGATTATTACGAAGATAACTGGACTATTGACTTTGAAATAAAAGTAATAGATAATAATGATGATAAAGTTATATTTACTTTAAATGATCACACTGATGTAGATACTAAAAATAAATTAGAAATTACACAGAAGTATGACTCAGATAATAAAGTATTATATCTATATGGAGAAATATTAGATACTAATGGAAAATCAGTAGTTTTCTCAGAAAAAAGTGATGTAGCAAGTCATATAGAACCAGGTAAATATTATAGACTTACAATGATATATAAAGATAAGACTATATCATTCTACAATAATGAAGTTCCTGTAAAAGAAAAAGTTGCAAGTACAACTAATTCGTTTCATATAGATACAGCATTATCAACTTTAGGTGGTAGAATACTTAAGAATGAAAAGTATAATAATATGGAATTTTCACTATTTAATTCATTTAGAGATTCTATATCTTTATTAGAAATGAGTCATTTACATAACCATAAATTAACTGATTCTTATAAAGAATTATTCAAAGATTTAAGTGAAATTTCTGCTTATTTTTTAAATTATAATATTGATGACGAATTCAATAGATATAATGGAGAAGCAAACAAAATCGATTATGAACCAAGTATAGTTATGAATAAGGCTACATTTGCTCAAGATGATAGTTCTATAAAACTTGGTAAAGTTACAGAAACTACCCCTAATGAATATAGTATA